TTAAACCACCACCTCCAGAAAGGTTAACAGTTGGGAACATACCAGTAGATGCATATGTGTGATTTGTAAAGATGAAAGGTATTCCAAGTCCGGTTAAATCCGATGTAATGATACGGAAAAGAGAACGAATAGTTTTCGCTCTAGTCATATCTGCAGCAGTATTACCTGAGATTGCATCGTCAATTTCTTTTGTTGTAGCGAGCATTCCTAATGAATCAAGACAAATCATGATTTTAGGAGTTGTCATTCCTTTTTCTTTAGCTTCCATTAACTTTTTAGTCAATGTAGTAATTGATGTTCTGAATTTTGCAATATCAGAAACCGGTTGATGATCGAATCTTTCTGGATCAACTCCAAATGATTGAATATTATCAACGTCTACTGCACCTTCTGTATCGTAATAAACGATATAATAACCCATTTTTTGAGCTTGTGCAACTATGTTTAGGAGAAGGAAAGTTTTACCAGTTCCTGAATCACCTGCTAAACATATTGTTCGGTTGTTTGGAATTCCACCAAAAAGATCTCCACTGAAGACTGCATTTAAGTGATAATTACCGGTACCAATCCATTCTGTAATTTTAGAGAAGTCAGATTTACTGATAACATCTCCAAAAGGATTGATTTTTCTGAGTTCTTTTTGTAACTCACCAATTGAAAATTCTTTTGCCATTTTAATTTACTTTTTTTATTTACTTTACTCACAGGAAGTTTACGTCATCTAGCGATTCATTGAGATTTTCCGGATTCTCATTCCTCTTATTCCGATCTAAAACTTCCTAACTGTATTATTATATGCCTGTTTCTTTATTTTAGAAGAGACTTACCGTGTACGCTAAGCTGGGGTTCAATGGAGGAAACCCTGCAGGAACTACAATACGATTAAGTGGATCTAAAATTGTTGCTTGGAATTGTCTTTCAATATCCATTTTAGGTGCAAATTCCATAGGGAAAGCTCCGGCTTTATAAGCAAAAACATCACAAAATTCATCATGCGCATGAAACCATTTTACTTTGTTTCCGGATGTTATTAATTCATATTTACCTTTTAATTTGTTTTGATTTAAAAGATAATTGTGATGTGCACCTGCACGAACATGTATCGGACAACCTTTATTTAAAGTCATAGATTCAACATCATCTAAAATGAATTTTCTATAATCGGAGATTCCTCTAGACATTGAGATTTTTTCAATATTACAAAGTTTAAATTCACGTTTAACTTCTTTAATTAATGAAATAAATTCTGGATTGTCTTTAATAGTTAATTTCTTTTTAGAGAATATAAACTTAACAGCTTCAATTAATTTTTCTCTACAAAATGGAGGAGTAGAAGATTGAATAATCTCAAGTCCTGTAGTTTTAATAAAAGATAAGTTTTCATATTCTTTACCATCTTTCCAAATGATATTTTGAACATATTTCTTTTTAGCCACCCATATAGCATTTTCCGCTATAGTCTCTAACTCAAAGTCTAAGAAATTATCAGTATTATTTGCTTTAGCATAATCGGATAAAACTTTCTTAACATAATCGGCTAATCTAAATTTATTTAATGTAAGTACAAAATCTCTTACAGATCCTTGCCAATTAACCGCATCCATACATTCTTCGAATATCAAATATCCTGAATCCGTATCTGTATATTTCCAAACTTTTCTTTTTATTGAAGGTATTTGAACATCATCAGGAACACCTAGTTCTCTTAATAAAGGTTTATCCCTGTGAAAAAATTCAGAGAAATATTTTTCAACTAATTTTTCAGTATATTTGATAGCATCTTGTCCTTGAAGAGTAACAGTTTCTGCGATTGCAATATTATAAAAGTGAAAATATTCATTGGCGAATGCACCATAAATTGAGTTAATGGCTAATTTAATAGCCTGTTCAAATGAATAACATCTTAAAGATTCCTCTTTTAAAGTTTCTACATCGCTTTCACTAAGATCTTCTACAACAAGATTACGGATATCTTCATCCGTTAAGTTATCAATATCTACTATCATATTATTCAGTAATTGCTAGGTTTAAAGCTATAAGAGTTGAAGATTCTTGTGATTTAAGAATTAATTTATTTTCACAAACACAAATATCATAATTTTCTTTATCTAATTTATCAAAGAAACTTTTAAATGTTTGTTTAGATATTCCATCTAAATTTTGAGTATCATCTACTACAATATCAAAAGCTTCAGTTTTAATATGAATACCATCAGATTCTCCCGATATTTGGAATAACTCAGATTTATCCATTGCAAATAAAGATGTAATTTTAGAAAAATCATCTTTACCAAATTGGAATTGGAACATAGAAGTAGATTCATCAAATGCTCTTTTTACTTGATCGTCAGTCATTGATGTAAATCCTAAAGCGATATCTTGACAATGAATATCAATTTTTAGCTTTTGGTCTCTTAAGATAACTTTATCTGCATAATGAACACCTTCATCTTCGTCTTTAAAAGTTGTGATTTCCATAGATAAATGATGTGGATCAAAAAATCCAATACAATTTAATAATCTTTGTCCTGAAAAGAAAGATAATTTTATTGTTTCTTCGATATTAGAATCAAATTGAAAAACATCGGTAGTAGGAACTGAATAGCTTTTTACAACATCTTTAGTAGGTGTATAAACAGATGACCAAACTCTTTCTGAATTAATATTGATGTACAATGAAGAATCCATCAATAACATTTTTTTAATCAGTCCTGAAAAATGAGGAACCGAAATTTTCTTAATTTTTACTTTCATTCTTTTTATTTATTATATGATTATTTTATATGTTAATTTTCTACAATCCATCCTTCAGATACAAATCCTCGTATCCAAGTCTCTAGATCTTTTTCAATTACGCAATGAGTACTTGCTACTTTACCCGTTTTCTTTTCGACGAATTTTATTTCATGAAACCATCCATCAGGATCCATTTTATAATCTGGAGATATTTCAATTTGTTGTTTAGCTCTTGGTTTATTAAGTGTTATATCCATATTATTTTTATGATACAAAAAAAGGAAGGTTTTCACCTTCCTCATATATTGTTAATTAGTATCAACCATCGCAGGAAATACAATTCGTATCGAGTGCACTACTCGCAATATCACCTCGAAGCACTGATTCTGTTCGCATGTAATAAAGAGTTTTAATTCCTTGTTTATAAGCTTCCATATGAACTTGATTAATAAATTTTGGTGAAGCTTCTAATGGAAATGCAAGATTCAATGAAACCGCTTGATCTATATATTGTTGTCTTAAACCAGCTTGTTTTACTAAATCTAATTGATTAATTTCTTTAAATGTTTTAAATACATCTTTAAAAGGAATCAAATCTTCAGCTAAATATTTACCTGATTCTTTAGGATTCTCTTCATTAACTAATTCACCTTCATGGAAATACCAATTATCTAAGAAATCAAGACCTTGAACAGAACCACCATCTTCAAGTATTTTATCCCAAGTCTCTTTGTTATTTTTTTTCATTTTCTTAAGTGCTCTTTCTAATGTAGGATTCTTTCTAATGAAAGTTCCTTTTGCAGTTTGTTCCGTAAATACATTAGCTGCCCATGGTTCGATACCGGCAGAAACATTACCAGAAAGTTTAGAATTTGAAACGGTAGGAGCAATAGCACGTAAGTGAGTATTTCTCATTCCTGTACCAACACACCAAAGTGGTTCACCGTATTCTCTTGCCATATCTCTACTAGCTCGTTCACTTTCAAGTTTCAATTGAGAGAATATCTTACGAGTTTCAAATTGAGCAAGAAGTCCTTCGAATGGAATTCCTTTTTCTTGTAAATAAGTATGCCATCCAAGAACACCCAATCCTAAAGCTCTACCTTTTTCCGCAGATCTTACCGAATTAGCAAATCCACTCATATATTTAGCTTTTTGGATGAATTCCTCAAGTACACCATCTAAGAACCAAGTTGCGGTGTAAATTAAATCACTATCTTTCCATTCGTGATATTTAGCTATATTAATTGAAGATAAACAACAAACAAATGAGTGAGATTCGTCAGTATGTAAAGTAATTTCTGAACAAATATTAGTCATGTAAACTTTTAAACCATTTTGTTTGTAAGCTTCCGGATTGTTACGATTAACATTTCCTTTATACATGATATATGGTTCTCCAGTTTGTTTACGTTTTCTTAAAACTGCAGTCCAACGAGATCTTGCTTCTTTATCACCATTTTCTACTTTATTCATAAACGAATCAGAAACTACCACACATTGGTGTAAGTTAAGTGATTGTCTATTAATATCTCCTTTAGGTTCTCGAATTTCAATCCAATCCCAAAAATCTCCGTGTTCAATATCAATATTAACAGAAGCAGCACCTCTTCTAACATTACCTTGATTAGTTGCTAATACGGTTGAATCAAATATCTTACAGAAAGGAACCGTACCATCAGAAGTTCCATTTCCTTTAATAGGAGATCCAGCAGGTCGAATTTGATTAATACCAATTCCAACTCCACCACCATGCTTAGCAAGTAACATCATTTCTAGATTTTTATTACCAATATCAAAAATTGAATCAGCAACATCGATACCAAAACATGAAATAGGTAAACCACGTTCAGTTCCAGTATTAGAAAGAACTGGAGTGGCAAGGTTCAACCATCCTTTCCAAACATAATCAAAGAATTTAGAAGCAAGTTCTGGTTTTCCTAAACGTCTAGCAACCGTTGTACATACTCTCCAATAAGCATCTTTTGGAGTTTCTCCTTTAAGCAAATAACCTTTGCTAATAGTTTTTACATATATCTCGGTATTACCCCATGTCGGATAGTCAACACCTAATTCCCAACCTAAAGATTCACCAAAATGAGATCCTTCAGGTTTAGGATCTCCATTATGTTTAATAGGTTGTTTTGGAAAATCTCCAAAATTTTCATTAAATCCCATATTTTATTTTTTTAATTTATTATTTTATGTAGATATTTAAAAAATATCATCTTCATTTTAATTATATGAATTTCCAATTTGGAAAATTCTTACTTTTACATCTTTTAGAAACTGCAGTATCAGATATATCATATTCGATTGCGGCTGATCTTCTTGTTTCGAAAATTTTACCATCCACTTCTATTTTAATAGACATTCCGTTATTTCCTCCGGAGTTAGCTTTAGATATTTTATTTTTTGTCTCATCGGTAAAGATTCTACCTTTATGGGATTCGGATAATTTATTCCGGTATTCATCAGAATTATATATAGAATTTGGATCGTTCCATAATTTTTTAATACTTTCTTTCATCTCTAATAAATTTCCGCTAAATTTACCTTTATTTGATTGACTAATTTTTTTTCTCGTTTCTAATGTAACTATTCTACCTTTTTGCGACGATGATAATTTGTTTTTATATTCTTCTAGTTGTTCTGGTGTATAATTTTTAGTAGTCCATCCACCTCTACCCGAATCTTTCATGTTATAACTATCAGGAAGTTTCGAAATTTTATATAGCTTTAAAAATCTATCTTCAAATTCAAAAGCTTCCTTTCTAGTTTTAAAATATTTTAATGGAGTATGTTCAAAATTTTCATCGCCATATTTTTTTCTGGCTTTATCTAAATTTACACTAGATCCAAAATAATTTTTTTTTCCTACTGTACTAGAACCATAATAAAATTTTCCATTTATTAAATTCTTAGTTATATAAAAATAACCTTCCATGAGATTTTATTTTATATATTCGAGAAAGTTCTAACATTTAACCATTATCAATTAAAAAATGTCTTCTTCATCCCATTTTTCATCTTCACCGGCTTTGGAATAATCAGTGGATCTTATAGCGAAAAAATCGGTCCAAGTAGTACCACCGGTCAAATGATAAAACCATTCAAGTTGTTCTGCCGATTCAACATCATATTCAAAAATAGATTGATAACCTAATTCCATAAGTTTTTCATTTGCTCTTCTTAAAATGAAATTCTTAAGATCAACAGCTTTAAGGTTTTCTAGATCACCCATTTCAAAGATTTTATCGATGAATTTGTGTTCCATTTCAACCATTAATTTAGCAGCATATTCTACATCACGTTGAACGGATTCTTTTAATTCAGGATATTCGGTGCACATATGACGGAATAACTGACAACCGGTTTTTGAATGTAGAGATTCATCTCTAACCGACCATTTCATTTGTTGACCTATTCCTTTAAGTAGATTTCTCATCTGAAAAGAATAAAGTACCGCAAATGAAGAAT